GCACCAGCCGCTACCGTCATTGCGGTTAGTTTGGAAAGGTGCTTTTGCTTAGGTGAAACCGCGCCTCCGTGGAAAATACCACCGTTATTGCTTTGCGACATTGCCGCGGCAACCAAGGGCGCACTGGCGTAGTAATTTGGAACGGGATTGCCGGGAGACATTGACAAGTCAAACCATGACCCAGCCGTAGTCACCTGCGTCGGTATCTTGCGCCATGTCGAATATTTGGAATTGCCCGCCGTATAAGCGTCGCCAATGGCCTTAAAGTTGCCAAAACCAGCCATTTCCTACCTCAATCCGCCATTGCCCGCCATTTCCGCGCGAGCCGTAGCAATTACTGCCTCGCTGCAGCCGCAATCGCGTTTGATTTCGCCATTAACTACCGCAACGGGCTTGCCACATTTCGCGCACTTATACATTCGTCAGTCCTCAACAATCGATAGCGCACCGGCCGCAAACTGTGGCTGAATCAGGTTTGAAACCGCAAGCGAACTATTCAAAGCACCGCTGTAAAGAATCTGCCCCGTGCCGCTCGTGGCCGTTCCGATTGAAACATGCGTAAGGGTATTTGTACCGCCCGTGCATTGCGGAAACTGCAACAAAGCCGCATTGACCGCAGTATTACCGGTAACGGTCCAGCCAACAGCCGAGCGTGCAACCGTTACCCGCGCGTAGCTGGTATACGTCGCCTCACTTGTGGTCTGGTTGCCAGCCTCACCGGGATCAGCAGTATGAAGTGCCAGAAACAAATCAGTGTTTGCATCCCAAGGCAATGCAGTAGCTTTGAAAACTAGCGCAAGCACATCATTTTCGGTCGCATTACTTTTGCTCATCGTCTAATTCTCTTTCAACAAAACCGCTAATACGGCCGTCCTCGCCATACGTTGCCGATTTCTCGACCGCGCCGCGCTTGGGGATAATGTTTTCAATATTGATCGTTGGTGCCGTAACCGTAACCGGCGCAGGCGTAACGTTGATAACGGGCGCGGGCATTGATTTGATTGCGTCAACAATCTCACGCCGTTCCGCCGTTATCTTTTCGTCGCGCGCTTCCATTTCGGCCATATCTTCGGCCTTCTTTTCAGCGACCTTAGCGGGATCCGGCGGCGTTGCCGTCAATGGCTGTGTGCCAAGCGGAACCGTCGCGCCCTGAATATACAATTTATCGCCATGCTCTTGCGACGGCAGGTTTTCAAAGCCGCGCACCTCGTCCGGTGTGTAAACCGCGTTCTGAATGCCCTTGGAATAACCGTCCATACGGCTTGCAAAGTCACCACGCAAAAGACCATCAACGTTGAACTCGACATATTTGCTACGCTGGCGCGGCGCAAACAGTTTTAGGTTCATTTCGTCTTCATTGGCCTTCAGGTGCTGCGTAACCGTGTGCTTTACAAAGTGCAAATCCTGCTGCTCGGTATTGCTAAACGTGCCGTGCGTTAAATCATGCAAAAACACGGTCGGAATATCCAAAACACGCGCAATCTGCTCAACTTGAAACCGCTGCGCCTCAACCATCAAAGACTTATCAGGATCGACGCCAACCGGCTTTAACTCGTGCCCGTCAGGCATGATTAAAACGTTTCGACGCTCGCTGTTTGCGTCTCGAATGGCGCCCGTGATGTCTCCGCTAGCCCTCGATGCACTTGCCGGCGACTTCATCGGCCCGTAAAGCGCCAAAGGCGGCACGCCACCGTTAGCAAAAAACTTCTGCGCGTATGACTGCAGCGCCAAACAAAGCGCAATCGTGCCCTTGTGCTTGTCAATCGGGTCAACGTGTGTAACGCCATCCGACTTTAGCATTAGCGGAACGTCAAGCATTTCGCTTGAAAGGTACGTCACCTCACGTTCGCCGTCTTTGTAATGGTAGACCTTGCGGCCGTTTTTACGTTCAATCCGGCATTTTGTAGGGTCAAGCGGCCAAATATTCATGACGCGGCCTGCCTTATTCCGTTCAATGAACGAAAGTGAGCGGCCATACATCAACATGTTTGTCATGGAATATTTGCGCCAGGCAAACGATGTCCACTCCGGATTCGGCGCGTCATGCAAAATTGAATAAAGCGGATCCTTTTCTACGGTATCGCGCCCTTTTTCAGTTTTTTGAAATACCTGCAAAGGCAGACTGGCATAGGTTGCGGAAATGAAATTCACACCGCACCAATATGCCGGAACCTCAAGCGCTGTATCGGCGCTGACGTTAATGCCCTCGACGCCATTCCACTCGCCAAGCAATGAACGCCACGCGCTCACATCGGAAAGCGGAACTTGAGGATTCTCAAGCGACGCACGAGTTTCAACTTTAGATGAAAATGGCCACATATATAAAATCCATTTATGCGGCCATTATTAGCCCGTTAATTCGTCACGTTCAAAGCGTCGCTAGTTTGAAATTCTCGTCCGCCCAAGGGTCTACAGGGCCTTTGTATTCAACAAAGCCGTCAACCGCCGCCCCAACGGCCATAGCCAAAGCAACTGCCGGATCAATGCGCACCGTGCTTTTTTTCTTGGAAAACCACTGGTTCCCCATGAGCGGGTCGGTCTCAACCTGCACGCCCATAAGCGCCGATAACACAACGGGGCTTTTGCGAATGCGCACGCGCTTCTCAAGAATCAGCTTCTCAAGCGCGGTGACGCTGCCCGGCATCCAAAGCCCTAGCGGCGGATCCTTGCCGTCAGATTTTGCCGCGGCAATCTGCTCGTCGCTTGGTTTTGCACGTTTCTTGCCGCCTTGCGGGTGCGCTACGGTCGGTATTGAAACACCATATCCGTCAAGTTCTTCCTCAAACTTGTCGAACACGTACTTGTCGTATGCCAGCATAGAAATGCCGTGCGAATTGTTGACGCGCGCAAAGTGCGCCGCAACATGGTCATACCGGATTCGCTCGCCTTCTGGCGCATTTAGGTAGCCTTGCTCGTACCAAAGCCGGTACGGCGCGTGGTCAACCTTAGCGCGTTCGTCCATTGTATCGCGCGGCGTCCAAACCTCGCACCACAAATCGTAGGTAGGCAATTCAACCGGTGTAACCTCTTGGGTTTCGGCGTCAACGCGGTTAACCGTAACTGTGCCCGTCTCAACGATAAAGGCGCCGGCGGTCAAATCCTTAGCGCCGGACAAATCCAGCCCCGCCGCTTTGATCTTCTTGCCCTTGTGCAATTCGTAAGGGTCAAAATCAACCATTACCTCGTCAAGGTGCTTTCGCTCAAGCCAGCTAGTATCGCCCTCGGTCCATACGCAAAAATGCAGGCGCAGAATGTTATTCAGTTTGCCAGGAACGTTTACCGCCTCGGCGACAACCCCACGCAAGTACTCAAGCGTAAGAATCGTGCCGAGCAACGGGTTTGCTTTTTTCCAGCAAGACTCGTCGTGTATCGGATCGTCGTCTTTATCAAGCGAGCATATGTAGGCAAAAACCTCGTCGCTACCGGCCCACGTTTCGCCTACAAAGGTGTAAACCTCGTCCGGCGTGCGCGTGCCGCAAACGACTTGAACAGCACGCGTGCGCTCCTCCCAGCAAACCGAATTACGGTCGCTGCCGCTGTTTGTAATCATCAGCAGCAAAGGCTGGCGCCGAAACTTAAAGCCGCGCTGCAGCATTTCCATTACGCTACGGTCAGGGTGTTCGTGCACCTCGTCGCAAAGCGCATAGTGTGGGCGCGGCCCGCTACCGGACTTGCCTGCCTCTTTTGAAATCGGGCGAAAGAATGAACCTGACGCAATATGCGCCATGTTGTATTCTTTACCAGGCCCGCCGCTTGTCTTGATGCGTTCCGCTAATGCCGGCGCCTTGTTGCGCATCTTGACGGCATCGCGGAATAGAATGTCCGCCTGTTCTTTCTTGGCCGCGGCCGCGTAAATCTGGGCGCCAGGCTCGCGGTCGGCAATCATGCCGAAAAGGCCGATTCCGCCGGCAAATGGCGACTTGCCGTTGCCTTTGCCTTCCTCAATGTATGCTATGCGGTAACGGCGCGAACCGTCGGCGCGAACCCAGCCGTAAAGTGAGCCAAGTTTAAACGCTTGGCTAGGGTGAAGCAAAAACGGGATGCCCTCAAACTGCCCCTCGGATAGCTTAAGACGCTCCTCGAAAAACCGAATGATGCGCGTTGCCGCCTCGTCATCCCATGAAATGTTCCGCTCGTGCGCCGTGCGCAAATCCGCGAAGTGCCGGCGGCAAGCAGCGCGGACCAATGGACCGGCGATCTCCTCGCCGTCCAATACCGAGCGCGCATACTCATTAACCCGCGCAAGCGCCGGATAATCATCAACCGGCCAATCCTTAGCCGTCCAGTAAGTCGTCTTTTGCTTCTCCGGCATCGGGCATTGTTACCTTTGTCCTATCCGCCGGCGTTGCGCCCATCTGGCCCAAAATTTGACGCAGCATATTCATTGCCTGAATGCCAACCTCTTGCTTCGCCATAAATCGGCCCTGAATACTTGCTGCCATTTGCACGAGGATTCTGTCGTGCTCGGTTAGCCAGGGAATTTCTTTTTTCATAAGCAGCCATGCCGAACGCTGCTTGTTGTTGTCGGCATCAATCAGCCAATCAGGCGGATCGCCAAGCGGTCCCGACACTTCTGGCTCCGTGCGTGCCTTAAAGCGCTGCGGGTCTTTCTTGTCTCGTCCCTCCAATTTGGCTTGAGCCAGCGGTTTCCTCGGTCTTGGCATTATCGTTTTGCGCGTCGTATTTTGCGCCCTTACTTAAATTTTCACTGGCCCAAAGTGGCTGCAGGTTTTCTAGCGCCCAAGCAACCTTCAAATCAGAGCTTTCATTTGTTTCAATATCAAACAAGGATAAAGGCCTAATATGATCTATGTGCCAGCCATGAATTCCGTAATTATCCCATGACATACCTTCAACGAACTTTGACTCAAGATGCGCTTTTAGGTCCTCAACGCTATATCCTAGCACATCAAAGATACCGCTAATTCGCCCACCCTTGATAGAATCATAAATTCTCTTAGTTACACTCCTGCGGACTCTACCGTGTGGGGTTTTTGCGTATCCCTTTGCCTTGGCGAGCGCCGCAGAGTAAGCACAAAGTTTATCTCGGTTTTTATGATAGTAAGCGTTATTGTATGCTCTAACTAATTCTGGATTGTCTTCTCGTTTTTTTCTTA